AAGCTTATTCAAGTCCTGTCCACGTCCAAGTGCCTCAACACCTGTAACCACAGTGGGTTTGACAGAATCTTTAGGAAGCTTTGGCATCTTACCAGAGCGTGTCATTGATGCTAGGATACGATTTACCAGAGGCATCTGAAGTTCTTGGGATAAGATAGAGTAAACACCACCTAGTGCAGACTCTAGTTCCTGTGCCATGTAACGTACTTCTTCTGCTGTTACACGTTCAGCCTGACGTTGTACGCTACTATTCATAAGGAATGAGTAGGACAAGCGGTCATTAATAGTACGTGCAGTATCAAGAGCTACACGAAAGTCACCTGACTTTTGTACCTGTAGTGTAGACACATCTTGTGCATCACCACTAACGATTGCACCATTAGGGCTTTCAGCTAGTACTCTTGCTTTTGTTGTACCATTGGGACGTACCATAAACAATACTTTAGAAGAAGCCGCCGCCCCTTCAACGATAGCCTTAGTCAAACCTTCAAGGCTCTTCAGGTCACCAATGTATTCTTCTACATAACCACGTCCGTAGTCCTCACCATCTACACGAGTAAAGCGTAGTGGGATAAATGGACTTTCATCTGTCTTAAACTTACCACGAGACTTAGGTATCTCCATGCCAGAGACTTCTTGATACACTTCCCAGCCCTTATCAGTGCGAGTTAGGTGTGTGTACATATCTAGGCTCTTAGCACCATACGCATCTGCGTCTGTGGTATTAAGCATTTCTTGTACATCAAGCGGTAGCATCTTACTGCTAACACTTTCTTTAGTAATGATTTCAAGTACATTGCCCATAGCGTCACGCTTGACCACGTACCTGTCAAGTTTGAATACTTTCATGCCGCCTTCTTTTGGCATATAAAGCAATGCGTTACCTGTCACAATCAGTTGCTTCAGTGCTTCAAACACTGGTACTCTCATTGCTTCAGATTCAACCTCTTGCATAGCGGCTCGTTCAATACGAGATAGAGCTTCCTCTACTGCACCACGAGCTTCAGCCCCTGCCAATTCTTGTACATCAAAGTCATCAATAGTAAGACGAAAGAATGGACTGTTGGGTGGAAGCAGTGCAAGTAGTAGCTTGGATGCTAGGTTGTTTACACCTCTAGCCCCTACACCCTGATAAGGTGTTTGATAAATAGTACTACTACTGTGTCCATCAGGGGGTAAGAGTGTAGGAATTGTTAGCTCTGCCGACTCACGCCCACGGTGTAGGAAAGTATCTCTACCCACCTCACACTGTGAGTAACGCTTTGCCGCATTACCATCAGTATTCTCTAACATATTGTTACCCCTTACGTGGTTACATTTACTCCATTACCAGAGCCTGAACTAACCTGTCCACTGCCTACTGATAGTGATGGGTCTTTAGGGGCTACCTTTAGCTTACCTTTACCCATCTTTTTCTTTCCTGCTTGCTGTGCCGCAGTATCTACTTCAGCTAGTTCTGTTTCAAACTCTGGTGTAGATGCAGTTACTGGCGGTGCTTGAGCAACCTTAACAGGTGTGGGTGATTTTGGTGATGACATACACATTGTCGTTAATCCTCATTCTGGTTGTACAACACTTCCAACTGTTGTATAATATTCTGCTGGCCTTGCAGATAACTAAGTTCCTCTAAGGAAACTTTACTAATTGGAAGTTTATCTGGATATTTTTCCTTGAGATGTTTAATTAATTCTATAGATGGAACTGGTTCTTGATTGAATATGTTCATAATTAATTGCCTATAGGTCAACTTTAGAAATAGGGGGCGATTAAACCCCCTAATCTAAACGGTTAGATGTCTACAATTTCACAAGCACCAGCCGTACAAGCTAGAGTTTGTGACCCTGAGGTGCTGTCTTCTTTCTCATATAGAGCAAGAGATACCCAATCAATCGTCTTAGGCATCTGTTCTTTAAGTGTTTCATACTGTTCCTTGTCTATATCCTGATACGGTGCTTGTGCATATGTATGGTCACTGTGTGGTAGGAACGAGATACCAGAGCATATGTCAAAGTTCTCGTACACCCATGCTCCCACTTCCATCCACTCAGCATCACGTACTGTGATGGTTACAGATGGCTTGTGTTCACACCATGCTAGTGCGTATGTCTTCCACAGGTCAAGCTGTTCCAGTGCAGTCATGTCGTTACGAGTGATAGCACCCATCGGTGAACGCATAGGGAAGCTAAACACTGTAGTAGAGTCTGGCTTCATTACGCATGGTTCAGCAGGGATACCACTGTCCTTCATAAACTGTGTCAGTGGGTCTTTGTTATCACCACGAACTGTGCGGATGTAGTACTCACTGTGACGTGCGTGGATACCAGAGGCACTATCAACTAACTGTGACACTGTACCAGATGGTTTGACACAGGTGATAGCGGCTGATTGCTCGATGCCAAACTCTTTTGCATACTTAGCGTTAGTGTCAATGGCTACCTGCTTCATCTCAGCTAACCAACGTGGACTATCTACAGACTTAGACAGTAGCCTGTTGTCCATGATACCTGTCAGCGACACACCTAGTAGTCGTTCTTGTTCTGTGTTCTTCTGCCATACCTTACGTAAGTAGGGCATCTTAGTGAACGTAGATTGGATAGTGCCTAGCAGTGTAGCTAGTTCTACCTTACGCTTCAGTGTGTCTAGGTTATCTGTTTCACGTACAACTACCTCAGTCAAGTTACAGAACTGGTAGGGACGTAGGATAATCTCAGAGCATGGGTTAGTACCCCACTCGTGTCCTGTTTCACGTCTACCGTTCTTCTCTACGTGCTTGTCTGCGGCAACACGGCTAAAGATACCACGCTCACCTGACTTAGATTCTACGAGAGATAGCCACTCACGGATGAATGTCTCCATGTCAGGCTTCTCTGTGTAGGCGGCAGAGTTATTAGCCAACGCACGTTGACCCTCGTTTTCCCACCATGAGCCAGACTTGGCGTGTGCCATACGTGTGTCACTCAGGTTAGACAGGCTAATCATAGCTGACCTACGTACACCACCTACGACTACCACCTCACCAATCTTACACATGATGTCGTGGCACTCAAGACTGTTTAGTTTACGCCCTGCCGCACCCTTGAACTTGGCTACGGTAAAGTCAAACAACTCAATCAGAGGTTCAGCACCTGATGCACGTCCCCCAAATGTCTTGAGCCTTGCACCTGCTGGACGTACCTTTGATGTATCCCAACGAGGTATGATGCCTGAGTACAGGCTACTAATCAGAGAGTGTAGTGCTTTAGCCCATCCCTCTTTACTGTCTGCAACGATGATAGGGTTGTTCTCTGTATCAAACTGTTTAGGTACTTCAGGTAGCTTGGTAATAGACTGACGTTCTACTGAGAAGCCTACGCCTGTACCACATAGTAGGATATACATAGCCTCATCGAAGGCACGGATATGGTCTACTGGTAGGTATGAACAGTTGTAGATACAGGTGTTGTCACGCTCTGCGGCTACCCCTGCTGTCATCAAGGCTCTCATAGAGGGCATGATGTCTAGATTTAGGATGGCATTTTCTAGGTCATCCCATGTTTTGTTAGGTAGTTGTACACTCTTTGCTACGAAGTTGATGTACCTTGATACAGTCTCACTCCATGTCTCACGTCTGTTCTCTTTCTCTAGCCACCGTGCGTAGCGGCTAGTAGCAATGAATGTCTGGTAGTCTGTTGGTAAGTAGTTGTTCATCTTACGTCACCCTCACCGTGTAACTGACCTCGTTGTTGCCTGTCTCTTACTTTGTCAATGTTCTTGTTAGCTACCTCAGTGAGAGAGATGCCACAGTCATGAGCTAGGTTGGCTAGATACCACAGTACATCACCCATCTCTGCCTCAATCTTTTCCTTCTGTTCTGCCAGAGGAATACTATCACGCATCATCTTCTTAATCTTACCTGCTACCTCACCTGCCTCTTCAGCTAGGCCAAGGGCAGGGTAAGAGATTTGGTATATCTTGGGATACACGGCTGTAGTTATAGCTTTCTTTTGGTACTCATCAAAGTTAATCATTACCAGTTTACTCCTTCTGTCTTCTTCATTAGTTCTATCATCTTCTTCAGATACCAGATGGCTTTCTCTGCATCCTGAATGGGGTTGTTCTTCTTGAACATACGAGAGCCAGTGTATTTAATTACATTACCCTGACAGTAGCTCAAAGCTTCATACTCACCTAGTACATCCACGATGTAATCAATGGTTTCAATCTTACCTTCAGCGTAGTGGGGTGGACTGTTTACCATATCGTCAAGCATTGACGGTTGCTCTAGCTCATCCATAACTTTACCTCTCCTGTATCTGTATCGTATTCACCGTCACGTAGGATACGTGCCAGCCTTGCTTGTTCTATTGCTACATCTTCTGATAGACCTTGTTTAGAAAACGCAGTGACCACTGTGTCCCATGAGCTATTAACTCCAAGAAGTTTATCGGCAGTAACAGAGCCAACTTTAGGACAGCCTTTGTAGTTGTCTGTGCTATCACCAACAAGAGTTTGGTAATAGAAATTATAGTCTGCACCATCTTGGTCTTGTTCATATACTTCTCCATCAATCCAGTGTTTAGCAGGGATTGTGAGTAGGTCTTTGTCCTCTGACCATATGATGGTATCTGAGGTAGGGTTGCTACCAAGTATCCCAAGGACATCATCAGCCTCCAATCCTTTATAGATTATTGTGTTGTAGTT